CCCATCGGGAAATATCTCCCTAAATCAGTCCCTCCCCCCTACTTTCAACCCTCTCTCCGGTGACTATTCCCCATCTTCCGATGATTAGCCCTACCGCTCCTATCGCTATCGGCTTTCCTAGGGTCGGTCTTGACCGCAAGGCTGCTAGGGAGATGCCTGAGGTCAAGGAAGCGTGCAGAGAGCTAGGTCTAACCCTCTGGCCCTCTCAGGAGTTTGCTCTAGCCGTAGGGCACGCTAAGGCAGCTGATGGAGGATGGCTGTATCGCGAGATACCAGTTATCCAGAGTCGCAGGAACGGTAAGACGCGGATCCTCCTCCCTCTGATCCGCTCTCGACTGAAGATGGGGCGAAAGATCATTCACACCGCCCAGAACAGGCTTCTACCGCGGCGGGTATTCGTAGAGGTCGCGCGCACCTTCCCTGATGCCAAGGTGAGATACGCGAACGGTCAAGAGGAGATCGAGCTATCGAACGGCGGTCGATATATCATCGTTGCACCGCAGCGGGGAGCGAGAGGCGAGGATGCAGACGATCTGATCGTCGACGAGCTACGCGAGATGGAGGACTTTGACTTCATAGCAGCTGCAGAGCCTACGGTCGCGAGCAGTAGTAATCCGCAGGTCTGGTACCTATCGAACGCCGGTACCGATAAGAGCCTTGTGCTGAATGATCTTCGCATGCGCGGTATGCAAGGAGCGGAGGGCATCGCCTACATGGAGTGGAGCGCCGATCCTCAGTACGCGGTAGAAGACGAGAGAGGTTGGCTCCAGGGCAATCCTTCTATCGGCTACGGCAATCTGACCATCGCAAAGCTGCGCGGGCTCTATGAGCGGTACAAGGCTGCAGGCGAGTTAGCGATCTTTGAGACAGAGCATCTGTGCCGATGGGTCGAGAGCATGCAGCCACGGCTTGTCTCAGACGTTGCATGGCAGGCGGCACGTAAGCCCCTAGAAGCGCCCTCTAGGCCCGTAATGGGGATTAGTGTCCATCCGAACGGTAGAAGGGCCTCTGCGGTCCTCTCATGGCTTCAGAGCGATGGTTCTATCGGACTCCGAGTAGAGGCTGACGTGATCGGTGATCCTATCGACCTCAGTAAGCTCGCTGCGGATCTCATCCCTAGGGCTCAGGCGGCAGGGGTTCAACAGGTAGCCTTTGACTCGTGGACCGATCAACACCTAGCGCGACACTTTGAGAATACTGAGGCGATCATTGGACCGACCTTTGCTAATGCCTCAGAGCGATTCGTCCGGGCTACAGAGACAGGCGGTCTCCACTGGCAGCACGCAGACGCGATCAGCGAGCAGCTGCCCTACGTCTCTCGGAAGCAGACGACCGGTACTGCATGGATAGCAGAGGCAACCGATCCTCATAGACCGGTGACTGCGGTCCTGGCAGCGATCCGCGCCGTATGGCTCGCTTCTAACCCTCAGGTACTGGTACCTAGGATCTATTGACACGAGTTATAACCTAGAGATCGGTTGGCCCCCCAATCGTGTTAGGTGAAAGCCTCTCCTATTCTCATAAGGAGGGGCTTTTGCCTTGTCAGTCGCTCCTGCCGGGGATCCCCTTGATAATGGGTGGCAAGGTGATACACTCCGCTTCAGAATGAATCCTCTTGCACGAATGCTCCGTGTTACACGTTTGCAGCAGCGTGCTCTTGATTCATTCACTGAGCACCCTGGACTTACAGAGCAACTGCTACGTGTTCAGGGGCTCTCCCTCAGTAACTGGTACCCTCCCTCGCTTCAAGAGGTTATGGGAGTTCCCGCGGTCTTTAGAGCGGTAACCATGATCAGTAACCTCGTCGGATCGCTCACGATGGAGGCATGGCGCAATAAGGTAAAAATGGATGTTGCTCCCATCCTCGTTTCACGTCCTGGAGTCTTTACAGATGCTTTTGACTTCTGGCGAGATACCGCTTATTCCCTCGCAACACGCGGTGAATACTTCTGGTACACGGTGGACAGAGACGATGACGGTCTTGCTAAAAAGCTTCTGCTTCTACCTCCGGGTGAGGTCACGGTTGATTGGGATCAACGGATGCCCATTCTCAGAAATTACGAATGGCGCGGTAAGGCTTTAGACCGTGACGATGTAACGCATCGGACATTCTCCAGAGAGCTAGGAGCGCTCCGCGGACAGGGACCGCTTCAGCTATGTGGAGCAGCACTCTCTGCAGCTGTAGAAGCGGATGAGTGGGCAGCGAGATTCTTCAAGAGAGGCGGGGCGCCTGCTACGGTCTTGGAGCATCCGAGCAATCTCAGCGGTAAGGAAGCTACGGATCTCAAAAATCAATGGCTGGAGACTGAAGGCAACGAGGTAAAGGTTGCCTCAGGTGGTACTAAAGCCATTGCTTTTCAGATTAATCCTGAGGCGGCACAGTTGCTAGAGAGCCGTCGATATTCTGCTTCTTCGATTGCTACCGCTTTCGGGATGGATGCCGATATGCTGAATGCCGCGCAATCGGGATCCTCTTTGACGTACCAGAATGTTGGTCAGAGATTCGATAACCTGATCCGTACTACGCTTGCTCCTAACTACCTGGAGCCTATCGAGCATGGTATAAGTGAACTGCTACCGCGCACTACGGTAGGAAGATTCAATACGCAAGGGTTCACTAGAGCAGACGTGCGAACGCAGGCCGATGTTTACAAGACACTGATTGACGCTCAGGTAGAGCCTGCACAAGCCGCTGAGATCGCGGGCATTGGCTCCTTGGTCGACACTCAGCCGGTTCCTGCTCCTGATGATCGCTTCAGAATCGAGGTACCTGCGTGACCTTCGATTACCGTCTTCGCCGTGGTCCTTTTGATCCGCCGCCACCCCAGGGGATTGAATCGCTGCCAATTCGGCTGTTGGGACCGTTTACTGTCAACTTCGATGACCCCGATATCGGGACAGACGTTCACGACGTGGTTGAGCTTGATCCCGGTCTGATTGTTCTCAATGCGTGGTTTTTGCCAACTACCGAGTGGTCGGCTGGAGGTGCAGCGCATTCCTTCTACATCCATGTGTCATTTGAATCTGGTAGTACATCGGTTGCTATCTATGAGGGTGCGCAGACTCAGAATGCTCATACTGAGCCTGAAGGAGCGGGACCGACGCCGTCGATACTCAAGCGCATCACAACCACCACCACGGGTTCGATGCTCCAGTTCGAGGCGTACCCTGAAGCGGATGTGTGGACAGCTGGTGTCGCTGACATTTATCTTTTGGTGGGAGTTCCTGCATGAGATACGCAATCCGTCGCACTCAGAAGCAGGTAGAGGCTGCGCGTAAGGGCTCTCAGAAGGTCGAGAAGCTGAGCTATCGAGAGCTCCAGGCACTCGCCACTGAGCGCGGTATCAATGCTCGTCAGTCGACAGAAGCACTCAGGGAGCAGCTGAAGTGACTCAGACGGTACAAGCGGGTGAGATTCAGAGCTTCGATACTGATAAGCGAGAGCTTACGATTCAGGTGCTTCCCTGGGGAGTAGATGCCCTCACCGCCAGAGGCTATGAGCGGTTTGAGAAGGGAGCATTTGACGGTCTAGATCCGAGCGCTTTCGTACTCCGTCAGAGGCATCAGGATCCGCCCACAGGGCGCGGTATCGCGCTAGAAGAGACAGACACCCATCTGCTTATGACGTTCAAGGTCGCTAAGACTGCAACCGGCGACGATCAGCTGACGCTTGCTAAGGATGGGATTGAAACCGGCGCATCAGTAGGCTTTGAGGATGGACAGTTTGATATCTCAAAGGCTGAAGATGGCCGCAAGCGGATTACTCATAAGCGAGTGAATCCGAAGGGCATGCTAGAAGTGTCCACTACCTACATTCCGGCATTCGCGGAAGAGTCGAGAATCCTACAGATCAGAGAGAGGAACGATATGGCAGAGACCCCTGAGGCAGCCGCAGAGGTTACTGCTGCTCCCTCTCCTACGATTACTAATCAGTTTCAGGGAATCAGTCCTGAGGCTCTTCAGGAGTTTGAAGCTCGCGTTATGAAGCGGCTCGACACTGTTGAAGAGAAGCAAACCGCAGTCATGCTCGGCGCGCACATGGCCGAGGATGCAGGCAAGGCCGAATTGAAGCGGCAGGTGAAGCTTCAGATTCGTGAGCTTGCAGACGTTGTGACGACTGGCAATGAGGGAGTCGTTCCCGATGCCATCGTTAATGAGATGCTCGGTCGGATTGATACCGGTCGACCGTTCCTGAATAACACTCGTCGACTGACGACCCCTTCAGCCGGTACTCGGCTTCTGCTTCCGCGATTGGTGCAGGGACCGCTTGTCGATACTCAGGAGTCAGAGAAGGCTGAACTGGCCTCTCGCGCGACGAGCATTGATACGGTTGATTTCCCGATGCTGACTGTCGGCGGTGCGGCTGATATCTCGATGCAGCTGCTCAAGCGGTCTTCTCCTGAGTTCCGTCAGCTGTGGCTCGATCTTCTGGGAGAGGCATACGCGACGGATACTGAGGACAAGGCGATTGACGCTCTGCTCGCAGAAGCAGCGGTGGTCGAGGGCGGGGCTCTCGATATCGAGGCACCGACATTCGGTGAGGCATTCACCAATGCCGCTACTGCCACTAACCGCACAATGGCACCTGACCGGATCTTCCTCTCGACCTCTGCTATCGCAGCGTTCGGAGATGCGGTCTCGCCTGCTGGTGGCGGTGGGACTCCGCTGTATCCGGGGATCTTCTCCATCAGTGGCCTGAATGGAGATGGCAAGTCTCTTCCGGGCGGATTCAACCTTCTCCCGGTGTGGACTCCTGCACTGGATGATGAGGCGATTGATATTCTTGTCGGCCCCTCGCGCGCGTTTGCATGGGCGGAGGATGGGACCTACACCCTTGAGGCGGATGTTCCGAGCAAGTTCGGTCGGGATATCGGCCTCGCAGGGATGATTTGGTATGCGCCTCTTTATCCGGCGGCGTGGACTAGCTACACGATCTAGGGCTGAGAGAAGCTAGTTCGCATGGCTGAGTGGCCTACGGTAGCGGCGGTCAAGTCATCTCTCGGAGTCTCTACAGACTCTAAGGATGAGATGATCGCCGCTGCCACGGCTGCAGCTATCGAGCAGGTAGCAACCGATATCGGATACGAGGATATCGACGTCGAGCTAGATTCCGGTACGGATCTGTTTGACGCTACAGGGACCTTCGATACCGATGACTCAGGATCCTATGAGGCGATCATTCCTAGCTACTCGCTCTCGCAGGCCGCTCTGATCCTTGCGGTAATGGCAGTCAAGGCGCCGGATGCACCGTACGGAGTGGCAGCGGTATTCGATTTAGGCGGGATGCGAGTAGCCGCGCAGCACCCTACTTACCTCAGGATGCTCACAGGCTCTAGACAGCGGTTCGGGATCGGATAGGTGTCTATCCCCTCTGAGGCACTTGCAACCGCTCTAGAGGCTTCTGAGGGGCTCACAGAGGGTGTTTCGATCTATCCCGGCCCTGCTCCGCAGATAGTCCCTCCGGCTATCGTCATCCGTCCTGCAGAGCCTTGGATCGAACCTTCTACCTTCTGCGATGGGCTTGAGAGGTATCATGCAATTGCGGTAGTTACCGCAGCTACTCCGCGGGATGGGGTAGCAGAGCTTTACATCATCATTCAGGCAATCAGAGACGCTCTAGTGGGTGATCCCGGTTCTAAGTGGGATTGGGAATCGGTAGGGCAGCCGGTTATTGACGAGTCAACAGGAACCGCTTTCCTGGCGGCTCCCGTAAGACTCACCTATAGAGAGGGCTGAGGTAATGGTTCCCATCATCATCCGTAACCCGCTACTGCACCTTCAGCCTCTAGACGAGGATGGAGCAGATGACGGCGCGGCGGTCGACGTTAGCTGCGATATGTCGAGTGTCGAGCTTACGCCGGACACCCCTACAATCGAGGTCGAGACCTTCTGTGGGAAGTTCGATATCCCCGATACGGTCGGAGTCGACGCGAGCTTTGAGGTGACCGTGAACGCGGACACCGACGCTAACTGGAGCGCGCTCGTCGGTAAGAGTGTTCGGGCTGAGGTTTACGACCGCTCTGACGCTACCCGCTACCGGACCTTCGATACCATCATCCCGATCAATCCGAGTCTCTACGGGCCTACTACTCCTGGAGAGTCGCGTACCTTCAGCTTCGACGTCCCGGTCCTGAGTGCGGTTGCATGGGCGGACGTGGAGAGTTCCTAATGCAGAGGACTAGTGAGGTAGTTACTATGGATGCTCCGGTGCGGACCGGACACGATGTGGATTGGCTCTCCAGAGAGGACATTGATCGCGTGATTGATAGCCTCTCTGGAGCCGATCTAATCGAGGGTCTAGCAGATGGTGCCAATAAGACTGACGCGAAGATCAGCACGGTAGCTTTTGACACCGCAGCTGCGAGGCTCAAGGTCTCTAACGGCTCTCCCGCCTCGCAGCACGTCAAGGCTCGTGATCATCGCTACATGGTCAACAAGATCAAGGGGGTTCTAACAGAGGACAGCCCTTTGCCCGAAGAGCCGACCGCCTAGCCTACTTCTGTCGGTACTGGAGAATGACTCCAGGAGAGGTACGCAGTCTCTCGGCTCCTGAGTATCTGGCTATGATCCGGCTGATGGACAAAGAGGCTCGGGAGATAGAGCGGCAGGCTCGTAAGCAAAGGAAGTGAT